ATGAAACGTTTCCTTGTCTGCATCCTTCTTTCTTGCCACATCAATTTCGTACATGCCGCCGCCGTTCCTGCTTACTCTGGCGGCATAAATAACGCGGTCGGCTCGATCATCCAGACGAAAACCACAAAGTGGGGATTCGCGGCAAATGATCCGCGGTTTGGTGCTACGGTTTCCGCAGTCGGGACGGCAGCTACTACGGTGGCTGTTGGGCTGGCAACGGGCGCGGTGGCGACTGTCGGCTGGCCCGCCTTGTTGATTGGCGCCGGCGTATCTGCTGTGGCCACCGGAGCCGTGAGCCTCGGCATGAATGGTCTGATTAACTGGTTGTGGCCTGACTCGACACACTCCGGCCAAGTGCAATTATCGGGAACTGGCATGAATGGCACGGTGCCTATATTCTCCAGCGGGATCACGGCGGGACAATTGGCTTGGACGGCTGGTTCAGGATATTGGGGAAGTCCTCAAGAGGCGCTGGCTTACATTTTTTCGCAGACCATTGCGCAATATCCTACGGCGACCTACAGCGTTCCGGTGCTGACGCAAAACAGCGGCACGCAGTACACGGCGACTTATACCTATAGCATTCCGCCGCTGTTCCTCAACAACCAGAACGGCAGCAAGACTATTACCGCAACCACATGGAACGGCATCACTTGTCCGGCAGGATCGGGCTTCGTCAGTGGCACGACTTGCACATCCGCTGGGTTGGCGAACAGTCCCTATGCGTCGGCGACCTATACGCCGATTTGGCAGACGCCTACGCAAGCAATTGCCGCGCTTCCGCAGAGCTACACCACTCAGCCGCTCAGTGATACGCAATTGGCTACTATTGCGAACACTCTTTGGAAAAACATGTCGTCAGCGGCCAACACGCAAACGATTCCTTGGAATGCGGCTGATCCGGTCACGCCGGCTGATATTACGACATGGAAGGCGGCCAATCCTGGCTTGGTGCCTACTGTCAATGATTTCTTGTCACCGGTGGCGGCACCTGGTGCAACGTCCATTCCAATTCCTAATCCTGGGGCCAATACGGGAACGAGTACGACGCCCGCAACTACGACGCCAGGCACGACAGCAGCACCGGCTGAAATCAATTGGGGCGACTTCACCGAGCCGACGCTCGATGCCACGCCGACAACGGGATCAATCCTTGATCCGATTTTCAACATGTGGCCGCAGTGGAACGGGTATGCATTCCCTTCGCATACGTCGCAGTGCCCTACACCGACCTTTGTGGCATTGAATCACACGTTCACGTTTGACCATATGTGCACCTGGGTGGAAATGATCCGGTCAGGTATGCAAGCCGCTTTCGCCTTGATGTGGGCGCTGGCAGTCGTCTTTATCGTCATGGGGGCTTAAATCATGGGTGCGCTTCTCTCTACTGTCTTCGGCTGGCTTGTTCGCACGGTGCTTATCAAGTTCGTGGCCTTCACGGTGCTGTACGTCATCGTTTCGGCCTTCACCAGCTACCTGATGTCCAAGCTCTCGGGCCTCGGCCCTGGTGCCATCAATTCGGCCTTGTCGGGCTGGACTCCCGCCATGTGGTACTTCGCAGACTTGACGCTGTTTAGCCAGGGCATCCCGGCCATTATCAGCGCCTACGTTCTCCGCTTCTCGATTCGTCGAATTCCCATGATCGGTTAATGCCATGTCCATCAATTGCTATTCCGGTTTGCAAGGCTCCGGTAAAAGCTATGAGGTCGTTTCTTCGATCATCGTTCCAGCAGTGGCTCAAGGTCGCCGCGTCGTTACCAACATCAGCGGTATCGACAATGACGGCATCCGCGCCTATTGCTGCGAAAAGCTTGATGTGCCGATGGATAAGCTCGGCAGCGTCATTTACGCCAATAATGCGGAAGTCGCGGCCCGCGATTTCTTCCCGACCGAGACCAGCCATCAGGACGCTGAATGCAAGTCCTTCGTGTTCCCCGGTGACTTGGTGGCGATTGATGAGGCATACAAGATTTGGGGTTCGGACTGCAAGATTCACAATGAGCACAAAGTCTTTTTTCGTGAGCATCGCCACTACATTCACCCACAAACCGGGGTGGCCTGTGACCTGGTGTTGATGACTCAGGACATTGGCGACTTGCACCGCGTGCTCAAGGTTGTTATTGAGCAATCGTTCAAAACTCATAAGGCGAAGGGCATAGGCCGCAACAATCTCTACACAATAACCATGTGGGAGGGCTGGAAGCAGACGCAAAAGGCCATCGTCAAGGATTGGACACAGACCTACAACCCGGAGATTTTCCCGCTCTACAAGAGCTATGCCAGTGAGCAGCAGGGCAAGGAAGTTGCCTCGGATTCCCGTCAAAACGTTTTCGCCGACAAGCGTCTGATTTACAAACTGGCATTTCTTCTGATCGCTGTGGCTTTCGCCGCCTGGAGACTCTGGCATTTCTTCGGCGACAAGATCAATCCTGGTGCCAAGGTCGGAACGACGATTTCGCAGGACGCTTCCGCACCTGGTGCAGCGTTGCCCAAGTCGGAGTACTCGGCGGATTGGCGCATCGTCGGTACGCTCGATGTCGGCGGAGTGCAGCAAGTGGTTCTTGCCGGTACGAATGGCATTCGCATGGATGAGGCGATTTACTACAAGGGGGCCGGTCTGTCTCTGACTGGCCGGGTCGATGGAAAAAAAGTAACGCGCTTCTCTGGCCCGGCTTTCAGCCCGTCGTCGGTCGATAACAAAAAGGATGGGCTTGTGCGATGAAATACCTTCTCTCTCTTCTGGTCGGCCTAGTGCTGTCCTCCTCTGTCATGGCTGCACCCAAGGCTCCGCCCGCCGATGTCTCCTTCGATCTGGACGGCCAGCCGGTGGCTTCGATCATGCGCGTTATCTACGTCGAGGCATTCCGCGAACGTGCCTATTTCCTTGATCCTGCCGTGTTGCAGGATCAGCGCGCCATTTCGTTCCGCTACAGGCGGAAGGATGGCGATTTCAGGCCCTTCCTGGTGTCCTTCCTGCACAACCTGGGTTACTCGCTGGAACTGCGTAATGGCGCCGACTTCATCAAACCTATTCCAGCAGCTGAGAGGCCATCTATTGTAGAAGACCCGAATCAGGAAGTTTTCTATTACCGGCCTCGCCATCGGGACGGCTCCTACCTTGTCGAAGTCCTGACACCGCTATTCAAGGGCAAATTTACGTCACAGCGCGCCGTATCCGTTCCGGCTACCAGTGCCCCGACCATTTCCTCCGGCGCTACTGTAGGCTCTTCCGGTGCCTCTGGCGGGTCTGTTTCGGGCGCTCAGGCTGTCGCCCCTGCTGGCTCTGCTTTGGCACAAATTGAACGCACGATTGACCAACTGATTTTTGCAGGGTCGCCGAAGGAAGTGGCTGTGCTCAGAAAACTGTTGTCCCAGGTTGATACAGATGTCGGCCAAGTGATGGTTTCCGGCGCGGTCTATGAGGTGCAAACCGGAGATCATCACGGCTCGGCACTGTCGCTCGCCGGTTCGCTTCTACCTGGCAAGCTGAAAATCAATCTCGGCAGCGCAACTTCCGCCGATAACTTCGTCAGCCTCCAAGTGGCCGACATGACTGCGATCATGCAGGCGCTTGATTCCGATACGCGCTTCAAGGTGCTTTCCTCGCCTCAGGTTCGCGTAGCGTCCGGCAAGTCGGCAACCTTCACTGTTGGCGAGCAAGTGCCGGTGCTCGGAGCAATCACCTACCCGCAAGGCGGATCGTCGCCGGTGCAGTCGGTTGATTACCGTTCCTCTGGTGTCATCTTCTCGATCAGCCCTGATATTCACGATGCGACGATTGACGTGCACGTCGATCAGCAGGTGTCCAGCTTCGTGAATACGACTACCGGGGTCAATAACTCGCCAACTCTCACAACGCGCCAGATTTCCACAAATGTGATCATGGCCGATGGCGATGTCGTCGTTATTGGTGGCCTACGTCAAAACAAGGACAGCGGCGGCTCTTCCGGCCTGTCATTCCTACCTGCCTGGCTCCAGGTCAAGACATCGGACAAGTCCAATTCGGAAATCTTGCTATTTCTACAGTTGAAAAAGCTGTGAATTCGAATGAATGCACTTACGGACATAGGGGTTTGTTCAAATTTTCGCGCGCGAAAATTCACGTTTCCGTCACAACAGCAGGGCGGAATTATTGATATGGTAATTTTGTGTGGTGATTTGGTCGCGCATTAATTTAGGCATGCCAAAGCAGGCGCGACCAATTCACCACGCTGACGTCTATCATCATTTTGGGTAATTCCATCCATCCCCGGCTTACTCACCCTACGCAACGTGGCCCCAGATTTCTTGCGCGACCAATTCACCACAATATGACTGCATTTGCTCTCGATGGGCGCAACGCGACATATGTTCCTCTGTTACGTAGATTTTTTTGACTCCTGCTTTATGACGGAAGGCGAAGCGTTAGCTTACCTTTCTCTTTCTTCCTTGCAGACCGGTAGGCCGCAAGGCCAACCAAAAGCCACAGGCGGCAGCCTGTACCGCCCATCGGTTGGAAACCGTCTCCCGGTAGGGTGCTGGCTGCATAAGCCGGTTTTGATTGATTTTGGTGGATTACGGGAGGGTGAATATTTTCGCGCGCGAAAATCTGCGTTGACCAAGTTTATTTCCTTGATGTGCAGGGTGTTTAACATTGACTTTCGCGCGCGAAAGTATGACATTGATCGAGCTATGGGCACTTGCATTTAATCACTCAGTTTAACAACCGGAGGAATTCGCCATGAACGAGCTTTTCCGCAGTGCGTTGGGAGTTTGGTGGTTGTGGCTTTTCTTAGGTGTTTGCGCAATGATTGCCTGGAAGACGCCTAAGCGTAAAGGCAAGAATGCCGGCACCGACCCAAGCGCTGCTTTTCACAACGGTATGGCAACTCCATCTAGCGATACGCACCTATCCGACTGCTCTCTGCATCCATATGATTTATCTAATCAATACCGGAATAGATTTTGATGGTGATCTAAATAAGCGCTCTAAAATACGCGAATGTGTATGACACCAACTGAGATCCATTCGCCCCTGGTTGTCATACACCGAAGAGCATCCCCACATATCCATAGATAGACCGGCCGCACTCTATCAAGTGCAAGAGACGGGATAGCTGTGGGTATGTGGGGATGCGTAGCCTGATCGGAGCACTGGTTTATAACAATAATCCCGCCTGCGCCTCACGGACTGCTGCTACCAAACTCTCATTTTTCGTGCTACGCTATGAAACATGAACGCGCACCTGTATGAAGAGCTTGAGCACCTGAGCATCGCTGAAAAGCGGACGCTTGGCGAAGCCTTGATTGTCAGCGCCGAAAGCGAGGCCTCCGCACCGCTTATCTCCGAAGCCCAACGCATTGAGCTTCGTTCCCGTCTTGCCTACCACCGCGCCAACCCCGACGAACCGGGCGTTACCTTCTCGCAACTCAAGGCAAAATTCCTGGCCACGTCGCGCTAGACATGTTGTTCCGGGTCGTTTATAAGCCGCTGGCTCAGATTGAAGCGTTAGAAGCCTATCAATGGTATGGACAACCGCACATCGGCATGGGCAATGTTTTCCTTGATGAACTCGAACGTACCAACGGCTTTATTGCTGGCAACCCGCATCTTTATTCGTGCGTAGAATCCGAAATGAGACGTGCGAACCTGAACCGTTTTCCCTACTCGTTGTTTTACGTGATCGACGGCGATATCGTGAATGTGCTGTCATGCTTTCACCAGCACCGAGAACCTAGAACGCGGCAGCAGTTTCTTTCGGGCAATTAAGTTCAACGAAGGTTCAACGCTATAGCAGTTCAGCGATGTCTATTGAAGTCGAAATCTCCGTAACCTGTTGATTTGTTGTTTAGTGAAGTCCAGCGAAGTCTATTTTAAGGGACTCTTAATCCGTAGGTCGACAGTTCGAATCTGTCACAGCCCACCAACAAAACAAGCACTTAGGCCACCTTAACCGGTGGCCTTTTTGTTTTCTGCGTTCCATGTAAGAACTTTGTAAGTGAATTTACTCAATGCGAATCCCGCCAAAGAAAAACCCGGCGCTTGGCCGGGGTTCCTTGTGGCGTCTCCATTCTCTTTACTGCGCTTCCCGCGCACCTTCCAAGCTAATAGCCCTGGAACAAACACTGCCAAACATCGCACACCTCAAGCCGGTCAAGCGCATCGTTGTCTTCGAAAATCATTTCCTGCACGAACGGCACAGGCTCTTCCATTTCCTCGGCGCTTAGCTGGATGATTCCAGCTTCGGCGCAAGCATGGAAAAGCGCCTCTCGAATACGGCCCCACTCCGGGCTGGGTGGCTCCTTGCTGTAGTCGCACGTCATTTCACCCTGCTCTGCATAGGTCGTCAGCCGGTGCGTGTTGAAGGTGTAATCGATGGCCGGCACCACTGACGAAATCGTGATGCACAGAACTGTCACGTGATCGTTGTGGCGCAGGTACTCGACCTGTTCCTGCCCTGTGCCTTTCTCACTCCAGCCTGAGCACTCAACAAGCCCGATTGCGTTTTCGACCATACGCTCCAGGCCAGTCCAGACTTCAAACTCACCCTCCAAGCGAGCACCGACCGCCGGCAATCGCTCGGTAAGCAGTGGTATCAGCCGCTTGACGTGGGTGAAGTCGCACTGCGCCGGGTCGGGTTCTTCCAGTCGACCGGTCGGATAAACCGCATGTATCCCGGCTTCAAGTTTTGCGTCCATTGGTGCTCCCTTATTTCGCCCACCCTATTTCTGTTCCTTCAGCACTGCCGTGTTGATCTGGAATCCATCTCTGACCACCTGGCCGCAGCATGGGCATTGTTCTTTGCCCTTTGTGCGACCAATTGCCATTCGTAGTGTGCTCTCAGCAATACCGGCCTGGGCCGCTGCCACCTTGATTGCTACGCCCTCTGAGACAAAGCGCAACGCCTGTTGAGTCTTGGATAAAGCCATTGCAAATCCTTTCATTTCGAGCGCCCATGATAACACCGCATCGCATATCGTAGAAAATGCTTTACGTCGCATAACGTACGATATACGATATGCTTGTCGTAACCAACCACGAAAGGAACCCATCATGACTATCGTCAACGCAAGAATACCCACCAAGAGAATTCCAGAGAGTCGCGTCCTGTGCGGAGCCATCGAGGCGATGGACGCCATCTCACAGAATGCCTTCGAGGAAATCATCGCCATTGCCGGCACGGCTGCACTGGCGTTCAAAAAGTTGAAGATCGACCTTCAGTTGCCTGACAGTGAAGAACAAAAGAAATGCTCCTGGGAGATTATCCAGGAGCTGGCCAGGAAAGACATGGTCGATTATTACCATGCCAGGGGCGCTGCGACAAAAGTAATCGGGATGCCCGTGGGCAAGCTGGATCAGATCGTCCAGAAGGAGCGCGATATTGTGACGATTTGCCGTTTGAAGGGGGCGCAGCAGCCGTTGGAGTTTTGTGTGGTTAAAGGGGGTGCAGCATGAAAGCCGTCAATCCCGGTGCAACCGTGCGCGTGCTTTGCACGACCCGTCACGGGTTTTCCAGTTTCACCCACAATAACAAGCTATTTCAGGTATGCGGTGGTATTCCTGCCATTGAAGCCCTTGAGATTGCCTCGCTGTATCTCGCTTCGGCGCACGATCTGGCAGTCAACGGAACGCTCGAAGAGTGCGGCGACGGGGCAAACGCCGTTTCGTACCTGATTGAGTTCGCCAAAGCTATCGTAGATTCTGTCTCAGCCGGCGCATGTGGCGAGGTGGCAGCATGAGCGCCGCCATCACAACCCACTCCACGCCCTCGGGCGTACCTTGCGCCTTCAATATCATGTCTGAATTATGGGATCGGGCAGCGCCGAGCCTCGACCAGAAAGCCCTCGAATGGTTTGCCGGCGCCACCGGTCAAGCAGAATATGTCGCCAGTAACCTGCAAGACGTGGTGGAAGGCGTGGGTTGCCTGGTTGCCTATGATAAAGAGGCAGGCAGCTTTCAAGAAGGCGACGATTTTATGTCGCTGATGGTTACCATCGCCAACGCTCTAACCAACATTCGGGGGTTGATGTTTGTAGGCGATTCGGCAAGCCATAGGCTGCGCCGGCCAGAACTTTATCGAGATTGCGAGCGCCAAGAAGAGAGGGTGATAGACGCAGAATTGGTCAAAGCCATCGGGGCCAGAATGCGGAAGGCACGAGGACTGAGCGCTAACAACCATGCTCAGTGACGGCGAAATAACCCGCCTCAGGCAGGCCAGAGACGCCACCGAACGGGCGCTTTCCGAAGCCCGGCGCAACCTTGGCGCTGCGCAGTCGGCCTACTCCAAGGCACGGAAGGCAGAACGGGCGGCGCTGCTGGATTATGTCGAGGCAATGGAAGCCACGCATCCAAATGGCGCCAAGCCCGGATTACTGCTTTCCACGGCCCGCGTGCCGACTCACCAACCGAAACTACCAATCACCGCTGAAAGGGATGCAAAATGACCAAAGATGAACTGGGCGGAGATTGATTGATGCACGGGCAATGTGCATGGAGGCTATCTCTGAGGGTTTGAAACTGATCGCCGCAGAATTGCGCAACGTCATCATCATCCCACCCGAGAAGCGACTGTGGGCGGCAGAGCAGATCGCGGAATACTTCGGGTCATCGAGTACCACTATTTACCGCACCGTCCTGTGCAAGCCGGATTTTCCGAAGGCCATCAAGATAGCCGGTGGCGCGCAACGCTGGGTTGCCGGCGAGGTGATGGAGTGGGCGGAAAGCCAGCGCGGTGAACGGCGTAATGGTAGGCCGAGGAAAGCGGCATAAGATTATTGCGTCCGCCCAATCAAACGTGCGCCGGTTGCGCCACCAGACGAACACCCAAGGCGGAACATACGCGGCTGATTGTATCGAAGCGCGGATGAGCGCCAGGGCGCAACGCCTTGTACAGCGCTTCACGGCTCAAGCCGCTGGCGCTGGCAATCTCCGTCATGCCGCGTGCGCGCGCCGCCAAGCCCAGCGCGTGCGCCAATTCTCCCGTGTCGCCTCCCTCAATCACCATCGTCAGATAGGCGGCAATATCTTCTTCGCTGTTGAGATATTCCGCCAGGTCAAACTCGGGTAGATCGGCAATGCGGATTTTCTTGGTCAT